GGTTTGCGGAGATTGTGCGGGAGGGCAATGACCCGTTCGGCGACCTCGTGGCCCTGTGGCCGATTCATCCGTCTAACATGAAACTGCAGCGAGACGAGAACGGGGACCTCGTCTATGAGGTGCGGATTTCGGGGCAGGAGGTAGTGTATCTGCAGCCGTGGCAGGTGTTTCACGTCCCCAGCATTATCACGCACGACGGGATCGTCGGTCACGGTGTTATCGAGCACGCCCGCGAGTCGATCGGCGCCGGCATTGCGATGGAGAAGTACGGAGCCAACTGGTTCGGGCAGAACGGTGGCGTGCCTCGAATCATCATTGAGCACAAGTCGAAGTGGAGCGACGACCAGCGGAAGGCGTTCCGGGAAGAGTGGGCGGCGATGCAGGGCGGGCCGGATGGTCACAAGGTTGCGGTCCTCGGTGGTGAGGCGGTGGCGAAGCCCATCAGCATTAGCGCCGAGGACTCTCAATTCCTCGAGACTCGGCAGCACAACATCGAGGAAATCGCCCGCTGGTACGGCGTGCCGCCACATCTGCTGCAGCACCTGCTCCGGGCGACGTACAACAACGTCGAAAACCTCGGCTTGGACTTCGTGAAGTACAGCCTGCTTCCCTGGCTCAAGCTGTGGGAGCAAGCCATCTGGCACAAGTTGCTCCGACCGGGCGAGCGGGACGAATACTTCGCCGAGCACAACGTTGACGCCCTGCTGCGCGGCGACGCTGCTTCTCGGGCTGCCCTGTACCACAACGGCATCAATGACGGCTGGATGTGCCCGAACGAGGCTCGAAAGCTCGAAAACATGCCCCCGCGGCCCGGCGGGGACCGTTTTTACGTCCAGGGGGCGATTGTCGTGCTGGACGACGACGGTGTCCCGCAGCTGCCACAGCCCGCGACGCCCGCGGCTGGTGCCGCCTCGCCTGCTCCATCCAGGCCGGCGGAGGAGTCGGAGACCATTCGAGCGAACGCCGCCAGCACGTTCCGTCGCATCCTGAACCGCGATTTGAAGCGGCTTTTGACCAAGGAAACGAACGCCGTGACGCATGCGGCGAAGAAAGACGCCGGTTTTGTGGCTCGAATCGACGAGTTCTACGCCACGCATCAGCTCACGGTCGCGGAGGCGATTGCGGAGCCGGTTCAGGCTCTCGGTCAGTTCGGCGTGAACATCGACGCCTCCGAATTCGCGGCGACATGGACGCGGCAGGGGAAGTCGGCGGTACTGGAAGTGTGCGGAACGGCGACGCCAAGCGAGCTTGCTGGAGCGGTTCAGCGGCTGGTGGAGTCGAAATCGTGGACAGAACGGCCGGAAGCGGTCGTGGGAGGGGTTTGACGATGCAATTTTGCGACCTGTGGGTGATCGAAGAAGGCGCCATGAACCAGATGCGGGCGCTGTCCGCATCAATCACGCCGGACGGCTTCAAGGCTGCTCGTGAAGGACTGGAAAGCGTCCGCGAAACTGGTGCGGCGTCCCGTCGTGACAAGTCCGTCGCCATCCTGCCGATTCACGGCGCCCTCGAAGCCCGTGCGTCACTGATGGGACAGCTGTTCGGGATGACCTCGACGGAGGCGGTCGGCAACACGTTCTCGCGGCTGATGGCTGACGAGAGCGTGTCGGCGGTTGTCATGGACATCGCTTCGCCTGGCGGGATGGTTTACGGCGTCCCCGAACTGGCGGCGAAGATTCATGCTGCCCGTGGCATCAAGCCCATTATCGCCGTCGCCAACCCGATGGCGGCGTCTGGCGGCTACTGGATTGCGGCTGCAGCCGACCGTGTCGTCGTGTCGCCGAGCGCCGACGTCGGCTCAGTGGGCGTCATCGTCAGCCGATTCGAGAACGTCGCTCAGATGGAACGCGAAGGCGTCAAGGAGCACGTCATCCGGTCGGCTGGCTCGCCGTACAAGGGTGAGTTCGTCGAGTCTGAACCGCTCACGGATGAGGGGCGCCAGCACCTGCAACTGCGGGCTGACCAGATTTACGACCAGTTTGCCGGCGACCTCGCCAAGTTTCGCGGCGTGAGCGTCCAGCACGTCCGGGACAACTTCGGCAAAGGGCGGTTGGTCGACAGCAAGAAGGCGATTCAGGCTGGCATGGCTGACCGCGTGATGACGTTGGAAGAGACCGTCTACAAGTTGGCGGCGGGACGGATCCGGATTGCCCGCGAAGCCGCACAGGATGACTGGAACATGCCGACGCCGACAGAGAAGCGGCGGATGAGGCTGCAGGAGGTGGCGGGAGCACTCAAGGCGGAGGTGAATTGATGGCGACCAGCGGCAAGGAACTGCACGACCGAGACCGCGAGCGAATCCGCAAACTGCGCGAGCAGGGGAAGTCTGTTCGGCAGGTCGCTGGGATCATGTCGGTGCATCCGAGTACGGTTCAGCGAATCACGAAAAATGCAGTTGACAAAGCGTACAACTTGAGCTGACAGTCGCGTGAGACAACTTGATTGTTCCGGTTGCCGGCGATTCCTCATTAGGTCTAACGCCAGCGACTGAGACGGACGCAAAGCCACGCCGTTGCGTGAGTGAGCATCCAGGCAGATTCACACTCTGCCGGGCGGCTTGTTCACGCAACGGCGTTTCGCATTTCGGCTTCCCGGCAACAACCCGGAGAAGCTGGGATGACCAAGGCTGAAATCAACGAACGACTGAAGGAAATCGCGACCGCCCTCGAAGAGTTCGGCGCTGTCGAGGAGCCGACCGAAGATCAGTTCGCTGCTGCGGAGCTGCTCGAAAAGGAAGCGGACCAGCTCCGCGACGAAAAGTCCGCAATGGAGGCGGCCGAACGCAAGGCCACCATCCGCGAGAAGGCTCAGTCCCTTCGCGACGCTGCGAAGGCGTCCAGCCGCCAGACCTCGCCCGACCCCATCGGCCGGATCCGCCCGGCGGTCGCTGACGATCCGAAGAAGGGGTTCAAGACGTTCGGGCACTTCGCTCAGCGGCTGATGGATAACCACGCCAACGTCCGCCAGGACGAAATGTTGATGCAGGTGGCGGCCGGCACGGGCATGACGCAGGCGGTCAACGAAGCTGGCGGCGTTCTGGTGCCTCCAGCGTTCAGCAAGTCGATCTGGGACGCAGTGCTGACCAGGTCGAACTCGATGCTGCCGTACTGCTTCAGCGTCCCGGTCGACCCTGGCAACGAGTCGATCACGATTCCGGCGATTGCCGAGTCCAGCCGAGCCAACGGCAGCCGCATGGGTGGCGTGCAGGGCTACTGGAAAGACGAACTGACCGCCCTGACTGAGAGCAAGCCGACGTTCCGCCAGATCAAGCTGACGCCGCACGAGCTGTACGTGTTCATGTACGTCAGCGACAAGCTGCTCCGGAACTCGCCGGGGACGGTTTCCGCCCTGCTCGAAAAGGCAGCGGCAGAGGAAATCGCCTTCAAGATTGGCGACGCCATCATCAATGGATCGGGTGCTGGCATGCCTCGCGGCATCGTCGGACACGCCGGAACCAAGAGTGTTCCGAAGGAAACTGGTCAGGCGGCTGCCTCGCTCGTCCTGGAGAACATTCTGAAGATGGAAAACGCCATGCACGTGAACTACGAGCCTGGCGCGGTGTGGTTCATCAACCCGGAAGTGCGGGTGGCTCTCAACGCCATCACGTTCCCTGTTGGAACTGGCGGCATTCCCGGCTACCTGCCGCCTGGCGGTCTGTCGGATTCACCGTACTCGCTGCTGCGAGGCAAGCCGGTCATCCCGATCGAATACTGCTCCGCCCTCGGAACGGTCGGCGACATCATCTACGCGAACCTCAGCGCCTACGGCGCGGCGGTCCGCGGCATGGTCGATTCGCAGTACTCGATGCACCTCAAGTTTGACTACGCCCAAACGGCGTTCCGCATGATCTTCGAGATGGACGGCCAGCCGTTCCTCAACTCGCCGATCACGCCGTTCAAGGGCTCAACCACCACCAGCCCCATCGTCACCCTGGCGACTCGCGCCTGAGCCTGACCGGACCCTTTCATTCAACAAAGAGGACTTTTCAATGTCTCAGGTGCCATTCCTTTTCGACCACCACATCGTGCAGGGAATCGTCCCCGTCGCCGATGCGTTCGCCGGTGGCGTCTCCACGGACGTCATCAGTCTCAAGGACTACGGTCGCGTGACGTTCGTCATCGTGACCGGAGCGATTGAAGACTCCGGTATCTCGAATCTCTGCAAGGTGCAGGGGTGCGACACGGTTTCGGCGGGCAGCACGACCGACATGGAATTCCATCGCCAGTCGATGCAGTGGAGCACGTCCGCGGACACATGGGGCGCTCGGGCGCTCGCTCCGAGCACGGGCTACAACTTCATGTCCAACAACGCGGTCGCGAACGCGGTGCACATCGCGGAAGTCACCGCAGACATGGTCAAAGCCCAGACCGGCTACGACTTCGTCCGTCTGAACATCGCCGAAACCGCGAACAAGACCATCACGGCTTGCGTGCTCGTGATTCTGTCCGAGCCGCGTTACCCGCAGGCTGTCCCGGCCACCGCGATTGCCTAAGGAGCTTCGATGCCAGCACCCAACTACGTGGGTGGCATCAACGCCACCAACGGGAACTACGAACTGCGAGCGAAGACCGGCGAGGTCATCCAGTCGCAGGCGGCCACCACGCAGACCATTCGCACGCGATTCACAATTGCGGAGGTCAACGCAGGTGCCACTGTGCTCGCGGCAGTGCCCGGGTTCAAGTACCGCATCGTCGACTGGACGATGATCGCGATCGGCGGCAGTGCGGCAACCGCAACGAGCGTCGACCTGGTCGCGACGGCGAGCGCGTCGACCGTCCGGCCAGCAGTGGTTCTCGTTGCCGCCCTGACTCGCTCGACGGCGGTTAAGCCGAATAGCTCCAACGTGACACTGCTCGCGGACGGTGCATCAAACACCGCGTTTGATGCCAACACCGCGATCACGATTTCGAAGCAGTCCGGCGGGTCCAATGTTGCCACTGCGACGCATATCGACCTGATTTTGTCCTACGTCGTCGAAGTCGCCTGATAGGAGATTTCGATGGCAGGCAGCATCACGGTCACGACGGCGAAGGTTGGTGAATTCACCAAGTACTCCGTCGCCTGGACCTCGGATGGATCCGGGAACGTCAGTGCGAACAGCTTCGCGGTGAAGACCGGGGAGCTGTCGCAGGTGACGTTCGTTCCAGGCACGGGCGGAACGCAGCCGTCTGACGCCTACGACATGACCATCGCCGACGTGAATGGCGTGGACATCCTCGGCGGCGGCGGTGCGAACCTGAGCAACGCAACGCCGACCAGCGTGGCGTGCCCGATTTCAACGTACTTCCGGCGGCACTTCGAGGAGGGCAATTTGACGCCCAACATCTCGAATGCCGGCAGTGCGAAGACTGGAACGATCGTCCTGTTGGTTCGGTGATGCCCGTCTCGCTTCAGCACCACTATGCGACGCTCAACACCACCGTTGAACCGACCTGCGAGCCGGTGACGTTGGGGGAGGCGTTTGCGTACGCGGAGTTCGAAGACCCAAGTGAGTCAGAGTCGGAGCGGATGCGGGGCTTGCTGGTGGCTGCTCGGAAGAAGTTCGAGCGGGATACCTCGCGGGCCCTGATGACGCAGACGCGGACAGCGACGTTTGACCGGTTCTCGCCATGTGGTGAACAGGTCTTTCACGTCGTCCCAATCCAGTCGGTTGCGATCACCTACAAGGACGAGAACGGCGCGACGCAG